TTGGCGAGCTTCTGCGCCGCCAGCTCACGCGTCACCAAGTCGCGGTCTCGGAGTCCCGCGAAGATGTCTGGATGCCGGTCTCTCAGGATGCCGTGAACCGCCGTCGGAATCTGGAACGCCCAGCTCGCCTTCAGTCCCTTCTGCCCCAGTGGGCTCAGGTCCGGGGCCTTCCTGCGTTCCGCCAGGTGCTGGTTTTCGCGAATCAGGGCCTTGTCCTCGACCTCGACCTTTGCCCTGACCTTGCCGTCCGCGAACTCCACCGTATGCCTTCCGCCCGGGACCTCGAACGTCGTCCGCATTTTCCACCTCCTCGCGAATGAAGCACTCCCGGAACTTACCGGGAGCAACTTCTTTCATGACCCAGGGCATCAGTTTGCCGTCATGGCCAGGGCGGGATTGACGCCCATGATGACCGCGGACGCCTTTTCCTGAAGGCTGACGTTCGTGTAGTCCACCGACAGCATGCGGGTAGCGGCCAGGCCGTTGACGGCCAGCTCGTCCGCCTCGACGCCGTAGATGTAGCTCACCGCCCAGTAGTCCGGGTCGAACAGGTAGACGTTCACGCAGTCGGTGCCGCCGTTGTCGTACATCTGCTGTTGGCGGTTGGGCACCAGGCTGAACGTGTCGAAGTCCGACGTGAATGTAGAGACCGAATTCACCTGATCGATGCCCATCTTGCCGTAGCGGTTCTCCTTCACGTCGCCACCGGTCCGCATGATGGTTGCGCCCCTGGCACCATCCATGAGGAACGCGCTCAGGCGCCTGATCATCTTCGGAATCGACATGATGACGTTCGGGTTGCCGCCCTCGGTGTAGGCCATCTCTGCGGCGTCCAGGAGCATGACCTCGGTCAGCGCAGTGGCCGCACCGGGCGTCGGCGCAGAGTAGATGCCCGCGCTGAAGCCGCCCGCGGTACCGTTCTGGATGTTGGTCTCGAACATGGCGCCGCAGCCTGCGAGCTTGCCCGCTACGGTATCCGTGCCTTCGACCGACGCCTGGTTGCTCAGCAAGATGGCCTCCATGTCGCGCTTCAGCTCCATCTGGCCCAGCATCGTCTCGTGCGCCAGGCGATTGGCGTAGCCGATGGCGTTGACGTTGCGGGCGCGCTTCGAGACCGAAATGGTCTTGCCGCTGATCTGGTGGTGGTTGCCGACGCGGGCCTCGTCACTCACGCGGGGGCTCGGGGCGTCGTCGCCATCCACCAGGGCGTTCGTCTGGTCCGGCGATGCCAGGGACTCCTTGACCCAGCTCTTGTAGGGGTTGCCGCTGCTCAGCCGGTCCACGCTCTCCATGTACGGGCATTCCTTCGGGCTGATCCGGGCCAGCTTCTCCATCACGTCTTCGTGAAGAACGCCCTCCCAGTCCACGGACTTCAGGTCATAGGCGTCGGTATTGGTCGTGCTCATCGGTTACGTCCTCGCGGAAGTGAGTCATCAGCGCCCATCATCGCATCGAGCGCGCGGCGCCGGTCTCGCCAGGTGGCTTCACGGCCCTGCGCCTTCGCAACGACAGACTTCAGTTTCGCGGAACGGGTGTCCGGGGCCTTTCCGCCCCCAGGCTTGATCAGCTTCTTCGGTGCAGCCTTCAGCGCCTTGCGTCCTGCCTGCTCACGCTCGGCGGCTTCCATCCCGCGCAACGCCCAACGGGCGAGAACACGCGCGCGATAGTCATAGATGCCGCCCAGCTCCTGCGGGGAGAACCCGATCTTCTCAACCAGCATGCTGTTGATTCGCTCGTTCTCTTCCCGGGCCTTGGCCTCGTCGCGCCACTCGGGCACGACTTCCAGCAACTTCTGGTAATGCTGCCACCGGTCCTGCTCGATGAACTGCTGGCGCTGCACGTTCTCGTGCTGCTCCAGCTGCGCAAGCTGGCCCTTGTGATGCCCGTACTCGGCGAGCACGTTGCGCACCTCGGAGTTGATGCGCGCCAATGCCGCCGTGTCGTTGCTCTGTAGGGCCTTCTGCTCCTGACTGCGCAGGTCGTTGTAGCGCACCTCAAGCGCGCTCAACTGCTGCTGCGCCTTCGCGCGCTCTTCGCTTACCTGGTTCTGCTGCTGTAGCCACTGCTGAAGCTGCTGCTGCTGCTCCTGGCGTTGCTGCTCAAGCTCCTGCCGTCCTCGTTCCAGCTCTTCCTTCGTGGTCGCGATCTCGTGCCTGGCATCCTTCAGCTTCCCAAGCGGGATTGGCTCCCCGTCATCCACAGGCAGGACCATGTGGTTGTACAGGTCGGCCACGTCCCACCCGAGCGCTTCCGCGATCTCGGCGACGGTATACGCGTCCTTTCCTTCGGGCTCTGCATCGGGCTCGTCGCCCTCGCCCTCCGGCTCCTGGTCCTCGCTCTCGCGGGTTTCTTCTTCGGGCTCGCCCTCCGGCTGACCCTCCGACTCTTCTTCCGGGGCTTCCCCGGGCTCTTCGCTCTCGCGCGACGGGTCATCCCAGACTTCCGCCAACTGTTCCAGCACGTTCGGTGCAGGCATCAATTCTTTCCTTCCAGCTCTCGCCGGATGTCGTCAAAAACCTGTCTCGCTACTTGGTAGCGAATCAGCCTCAATTGTAGCCCAGAAACGTCACCGGGTTGCGAATTGTGCAAATCCCGCTCGAAACGCCCCATGATGCGCTGCTCGGTCCGCTCAAGGGCGACCAGCGCCGGGTCGATCCGGCTCACTGCCGACCCTCCTGCAAGGCGTTCACCTCGCGCTGCGCCTCAGCCTGATCCAGCTCGACCTCGGTCTTTGCAAGGTCAACCCGGTGGCCGAACATCTTCTCAGCCTGGCTGAGCATGGCTTGCATCTTCTTGCCTTCCTCGACCAGCTGCTGCTTGGCCAAGTTGGCTTCGGCCTTCACCCGCTCGATGTCGGTCATGAGTTTGTACTGGAACTCCATTTGCTGCATGGCCATCTGCTGCTGCTGCTGCGCCTGCTGCTCAGCCTGCTGCGCCCGACCCTGCTTCACCTGCTGCGCCTCGGGGCTCGACGGGTCGCGGAAGTACTGTTGCGGGTTCGGCAGCCCAGCCATGCGCGCGAAGTCCACGCGTGCCTGGTACTTGGCGGCTTCGCTGTTGAGGATGTCGGTAGCGCCTGCTTGGTCGTCCTGCGCCTGCATGCCGATGACGCCCTGTAGCGCAGCAGAACGCCTGCCACGCTCGCCGACGGACATACCCATGGCCACGGTCAGGTGCTCACGCGGGGACCACTGCGCGGGCTCGGCAGCGCGCCACCCGCTGCTGCCCGGGAGCAACAGCGGGTCGGTCATGTACTGGCGCATCAGCTTGTGCAGCTTGCGATAGAGCGGCATCAGCAGGGTCTCGGCAAGGTTGCGCGCGATCATCGCGTTACGCGCTTCGGTCACCGACATGACGCGCTCGATGCCGTGGGCGGTGTCGCCTGCAACCTGCATCGCCTGGGCCGCATGATCGATTGCCCCGCCGCCGGACTCCCGCCGGGACGTGTTCAGCATGCCCAGGTACTCCATCATCATTGGCGGTGCAACGACCTCCTGCATCGGCTGCACGTCGTTCACGTCGTCCATCTCGATGATGCCCCCGAGCACCGACGCCATGAGGCTGTCCATCGCTGGGCTGTTGCGCCGGACCTTTAGCCGCTGGCGGGACGCGCGCCGGACCAGGTTGCGGAAGTCGCGCATCAGCTCGGTCTTCTGGTCCTGGATGCCCGAGAGCTTGTCGAACAGGCTCTTGCCGCGCCATTCGTGAAAGCCCAGGTAGCCGGTCCCGATGCAGAAGGGAAGATCGTCCCAGGGCTCCTGCATGATCAAATCGTCCGTGCCGTCATCGCCACCCGCCGTGATAACGCGCCGGCGCTCGGCGATGCCGTCACCGTCAACGTCGATACGATAGTAGCTCTCGCATACCATGATTTCATCCGTGCTCTTGTGCTCGGACTCGATGCCTTCGTCCGACGCAGAATGCGGGCTCAGGTTGTCGGCCAGCTCCTTGGTGGCACCCAGCTCGACCAGCTCTGAGCGCGTCATGGTGCGCCGATGGGCGACGAAGCGTGCTTCTTCGATGTGAGAGACCTTGGAGCCCGCCGAAACCAGAAGCTCTGCAAGCGGCACAGCCTCGATGCTGGGCCGCGACACCTGGCGCGTGCGGCGGATCGTGCCGGACGCGATGCCCGAAACCTCGTCAATCTCGCCCTCGATGATGTCCACCCGCTCGCCAGGCCCTGCCTGGACCATCTGCGGCACATAGTCGAGCGGCACGCCGCTGTGCGTCTGGTAGGACACCTCCAGGCGCTGGTCCCAGTGGACCTTGATGCAGCCGACCCGGAACAGCAGCGCGTCACGGCAGGCTTCGTGCGTCGCGAGATACATGCCGTTGCGCTTCGCCACGTGGTTGACGGCATCGGTTTCCAGCGCCGCCTGCTGCTCATCCTCAGGCGAGAGCGCCACGAACTCAACGGGCGCCTCGCCGGTGAAGGCCGGCATGACCTCCGAGAGCACGGAATCCACCGCGTCGCCAACGTCCTGGCTCACGTACTCCGACAGGTCGGCGGCGTTGTCCTCGTTGTCTACAAGGTCGCGCGCCGGGAGCCCTGGAAGCTCGGCCTCATAATATGCCTCGGCCTTGGCCCGGTAGTCCGCTTGCTGCTCAGAGTCTGCGGACGCCTTCTCTACCTCGTTGCGAACGGCTGATAGCAGCGCGTCGTCGGTCAGAAAGTCCGTGCCCTCTGGGCCTTCCGGTGTTTGGCTCGACATTGCTGGTGTCTCGTGCTCGAACGGCATAAACCAAAGTCCTCATGGCATCCGCGGCGTGCGATGTCCAGTCGTGCACCGGGTTGGCTTGAAGTGCCGACAGGCGCTCGTTGTACGCCTGCCGATATAGAGACAACGCCAGGCGACCGCGCCTCACGCGCTGCCCCCGCTCGTCGTTGTCGTCGTGAAAGTACATGCGCGGGATCAGCAGCCGCACAGCGTTGATCCCTTCCATCACTTCCTGTGCGTTCTTCGCCCTGGGCGCGCGCTCGAAGCGCACCCCGTGCTGCAAGGCCACCTCCTTGCGGTTTAGGCCACCGGCTGACGACCAATCCGTGTTCGATATGTCGTGCGGAGCCCAGTGTTCCCCGGTGATATATCCACACTCCCGCAACCATCCGGCGTAGTGGTCTACCCCGTAGCCCGCGTTTTCATAGTAGTCAACCAACGCGAAGGCGTTGCCCATATACCGCTGCATGACCCAGATCGCCGTAGCGTCACGGGTGCCAAGGTCCCAGCCGGTGATGACGGGCGTCACCGGATCGATATTGATCGGCATCAGGCGACTGTCTTCGAGCTTCGCAATCTCGCGGGCGTAGAAGGCGCCCTTGACCGCAGCATCCCAGGAACACTCGAACTCCTGTTCGTAAGCTTCCCGGCCCATGGCCAAGCAAGCCGCCTCAAGCTCTGTCAGCGGGACCAGGCCGGTCTCGCTCGCACGGAAGCGGAAGGCGCCCCAATCGTTCAGGTCCCTTGCCTGGGTGTAGAAATCGAACAGCTGTTGCCGCCCCATCGGGGTCCCGATGAAGATCGCCCAGCCCAAGCGGTCTGCGAGCATCGGGCGGACAACCTGCGGCCAGGTGGTTGGGGTCATCTGGTCGATTTCGTCCAGGACTACGCCATCAAGGTAGCCACCTCGCAGCGCGTCCGGGTTGTCGGCACCAAACAGGTTGATCCGCGAGTCGTTGGGCAGGTCGATGCGTAGCTCAGCCTCGTTGACCTTTCGCCCCGGGACTGCGCGGGTCATGCGCTTCATAAGGTCCCAGGCCACTGTCTTTGCCTGGTGGCGCAGTGGGGCGATGTAGCCGAAGCGCCCGTTCGGCTTCTTGCAGGCCAGGGCATCCCGGATCAGGCGCTGAGCGGCCATCGTGGTCTTGCCGGCTCGGCGGTGAGCAACGACCACGGTAAACCGCGGGCAGCCCTCCTCGAACAGCGGGAGGAAGATGCGCCGCGGCCTCACCTTAACTGTCAGATTCATCGTGCGGGTCCAGGACGATGCTGACAGTCAGCGCGCCGCCGTCCTCGCCCGTGACCTCGGTCGAAGCAAGCTTCGGATAGCAGTACGGCAGCAAGTCTTTCGCGATCTGCGCCCGGAACTTCTTGTCGTCGGACTCCATGCACAGCTGCGCCAACTCCCGCACCGGTTCCCATCCGAACTCGCGGTCCAGAAGCGCCCGCACATGCGCGGAACGCCTGCTATACGCGCCCTTCGGGCGACCACCTTTGTTCTTTTCTTTGGGCTCCAAGGTTAAAAACTCCGCAAATCGTTGATGCCAAAACAATAGGCGCTGCCGATCATGAAGGCAAGTCCAGTGGTACCCCGAGAGCCCTGAGCGAAGGCTCCAGGGCGTCAAGGTCCGGCCTATCAATCAGCGCCCCGCGATTGCGTGCGTCTATCAACCAGCGCAACTCGTCTGTCGTCAGCGCATGCGTAGGGACGTCCGGCTTGTGATGCTCACAGCCGCTGATGTAGCCGCGGCCGGTGTCCATGGCCATCGCCCCGCAGTACTCACACAGGAAGCCGCTCATGGCTTTTCCACGTCCCCCGTTGCCGCGTCATCGGTTTGCGCCGGCTCGTCCGCAGGTATCGCGTTGTCGCAATACTCATCCCGAGCCTGCCAGGCCGGGCGCAGGGTGTAAGCGTGAACGACCCGCTGCCCTCCAGTCCCGCGGTGCAGCCACCGCGCGCAGTAGCGCCTTACCTGGCACTCTGCGTCATGGCAGCGGGCAACGTCGTCGGCAAGCGCGCTCACCGCTTGCCCCGCAGGTTCTGGTCCGCCGGTGACTCGGGGCGCTGACGATGGCAGCCCGAGCATCGAGGGTCTTCAGCCCGGTCGTCATAGCCGCAAGCCACGTCCGAAATGTGCTTCTCCCAAGGATGCGGGACTGCTGTCTTCGTCCAACAGCCCCACTTGACCACTGCGGCGTGGACGAAGCGGCTCATGCTGCCCTGCCGTCCTGGTAGTAGCTCCACCTGGCGCCCCAGGCCGCGCTGGTCGGGCGCCAGAAGCTCTGCACGGACTGCACGGAACGCATCGTGCCCTCCTTCTTCGCGCGGTCGCTACAGGCCCGGCACATATGCTGGTACATCCCCGGGCGGTTGGCGACACTCGACAGGCGTGAGCGCAGGGCCTTGACCCTGATGGTCTCGATCTTGCCGCAACACTGGCGCTCAACCTGAACGAACCAATCTGAGCGCGGCTTGCCCTCCTCGGGGACCAGGGCCAGAACATACACCCCGATCTCATCAAAGGTTTCGCCTTCCTTCAGGCGCTGCGAAAAGTCCGTTGCCCTCCCGGGGCTACCCTTCTCAAATGGCATCGTCGTCGTCCTCGGCGCTGTCGGTTTCTTCGAGAAGCGCACGGACCTCCGCCAGGTTCCACTGAACCCCGTTGTACGGGGGCTCTTCATCGGGCTGTGACACCATCCGCCAGAAAAGCCCCTTGCTGAACTTCCCGGGCACCCACAGGCCGCCGATTTGGCGCTGAAGATCGAGAGACCCCAGGATTTCGTTCATGGCGTCGTCCGATGTCACGCCAAGCTCTGAGCGCAACGCCGACAGACTGAGCCACTGCTCACCGGCTGCCGCAGCCAGCGCCAGCATGGGGCGCAGATCAACGCCCGTCTCACGCAGAACCGCATTCACGGCCTCGCGCCTTGCCGACGGGGCGGGGCATTCGAGCATGCGGCCCATGTCGAGCATGCGCCTCAGCACCATCTTTGCGTCGAAGTACTTCCGCTCTGCACACTGATATTCTGCAATCTGCGCGAAGATGTCTTCTTCCTCTTCGTCCATATGTCTCTCCAAGGGTTAGGGCTTGATGGCATCAAGCCTATTCATCGCCTCGTGGGTGCTCTGGGTCGAAGCGACACACGCACCCCATGGGCTCGGCTTCGTGTCCCGAGCACTCTGAGTGGTCTTTCATCAGGTCACCGCACCAGCAAAGGTCCGGGTCTATCGACGCCCCGCAATCCGGGCAGTAGGCCGCTTGTGGCTTCTGTGCTTCCATGTCACCGGCTACCGCGGTCAAGCCGAATCCCGACGACGGTGATGGCGAGAAGGGCCAGGGTCCAAGCAGCCAAAAGTGTTGTGAAGGTCATAAGCCTGGCTCCTGCCAATCAGCCAACCACTGAGGAAGGCGCCCGCCGGCAAGCCGACGAAGACGCCAAGGGCGATCCAGCCGATCACTTCCATGCCCGCTTCCTCGCGGCCAGTCCCGCTTTCCTCGCGGCCATGCCAAGACAGCCCAGGCCGATCATCGCGATGGCAAGAAGGGTCTTCTGCATTGTCTTCTCCAAGGTCGAATAGGGTGCCCGTCTCTCCGGGCCGTCACGCCTTAACCCTGACGTTGGGGTCCCTTGGAGAACTCAGGCTGCGATGGCGTGAACCGCTAACGCGAATACGATAAAGCCCAGGGACATGGCGAGTAGTAATGTCATTGTACCACCACCGATTGATTGATGCCCGTCTCTCCGAGCTGTCACGCCCATGGGTTTGTGCTTTGGCTCGGCCGATAGGTTCAAGTCCTTACCGGCATAGTCACTGGTCGATGGACGTTTCCACCGCTGCTCAATGCCGGGGCTCTCCCCGGCGGTCCCACCACTAAAGCAGGTGGCGCATCTCACTCAGGCCCACTCAGCCTTTGCGGTTCCGGTTTGAACATGCGGTTCCTCTCAACCGCAAAGTCACACCACTTCTGGTCGGGCAGGTGTCGCAGCCATCGGTACCGGGCGTTGACGGCTTTGATCAGAACGGAATGTCATCGTCGGGCGAATCGCCGAACGGAACGCTGTCGTTGAAGGGCTCCTGGTAGTCCTGCGCCGGGCGCTGCTGCGGCTGCTGCGGCTGCTGCTTTTTCTGCCCGAGCAGCTGAACGCTGCGCACCACGATCTCAGTCGTATAGCGGTCCTGCCCGTCCTTGCCCTGCCACTTCCGCGTCTTGATCTGACCCTCGATGAAGATCGTGTCGCCCTTTCCCACATAGCGCGACAGGACCTTGTCGGAGAGCGGGGAGAACGCCACGCACCGGTGCCACTCGGTGTTCTCTTTCAGCTCGCCTGTGTTCTTGTCCTTCCAGCTTTCGCTGGTCGCGACAGAGAACGTGCAGATTGCGCGCCCGTCCGGGAAATGCTTCACCTCGGGGTCCTTACCGACACGACCCAGAATGATGACCTTGTTCACGCCTTTCATGTTTCCTTCCACTCCTTCACAGGGATTCCGCTAAACGTCCCGTTCTCGCGGAACTCTTTGCTGGTCTTGCGCAGCTCATCCATCTGCTTCTTTGTGAGCGCAAGCGACTTGGGGCGATTGTCGCCCATCACATGCAGGTACTGGGTCAGCTTCAAGCCGACCGACTTGTTTTTCATCGTCTGTTCTCTCCAAGGGGTCAATGTTCACTCATTGTACTAGCTGGGTTCGTGGTCTGCAACCCTGCTCAGCGCGCCCCTGAGAGCCGTCAGGTGCCCCTTCCCGCGAGCGCGGGCCTCGGCCCAGGTTTCCGACGGCAACACCGCCTGCGCCCTCTCAGACTCCCTGGCGAGCCTCTGAAGCGCCTTCTGCTCGGGAGTGCTGCCGTCCGATGCGGCTGCGCGGAACTCGGCGATGGATGGTGGCCAGGCCCTCGTGGTACGGCAGACCTCCAGCGCCCGCTTGATGTCTTCGCCGGACATGCCGTCGAGCCCCGCGCGCCACTCTTCCATCATGGCGTCGATTCCGCCGCTCTGCCCGACCGCATCCTGCCACTTGCCGGGCCAGATGCGCCCGAACTTCAGCATCAGCGCGCTAGCCCACTTCATCGGAATTCCAGGCGTCGAATGCTCGCTGTTCAATCTCTCGCTGGATTCGGATGTTGCGCTCTGTGCGACTCTCGACGCGATTTGCCCCACTGGCTTCATAGTTGTTCCCCTGCTTGGGTGGAAATATGCCGGTCCAGCGGCTGACGATGGTCGTGTTCACCATCTCGTGCTGGACCTCGGGCGGGTACTCCCGCAGGAGGTTTGCCGCCTTCGACGCGGACCGGGCTGTGAGCGGCTTGCGGATTTCCTTGCGATGCTCCACGAAGTCTGCCCAGGCTTCCTCGGCTACTCCGTCCGGCACGATGTCGCCGACGACTCCCCCCCTTGGGGGGGTAGGGGGGGCCTTTCTCTTCTCTGGTTCTGGATGGCATTGCTGAAGCACTGCTTTAGCTTTGCTTGAAGCATTGCTTGGAGCATTGCTTGAAGAACCCCATCGAGCCTTCGCGGCCTTGCGGGCGCGCTCCTTGGCCATGTCGCTGAACTCTTCAGCCCGTTCCAGCTCGCGCTCGATGCGCAGGTGCCGGAAGATCGGGCCACGCTCGGGGTCTTCGTCCTGCATGAAGAACTCCACAAGAACATCTCGGACCGCTGTCTGCTCCATGGCGGATGTCGCATGCGCGATGCGGTACACCTTGTCAACGTCGCCCGGTAGGGGCTGCCTGCGCTGGTAGATGTAGCCCATCAACCGCTGGTAGGCGCCCAGCTGCATCAGGTCCAGATGTGCTGTGTCGGCGTTGTAGTCCGACCAGAAGAAGCGAACCCAGGAGGTACCGCTCATGACTTGCCCTCGCTCTGCGGTGTCTTGCCGGACAGCAGCATGTGAGCTTCGAACAGCGCGTCTAGGGCGGTGCGGGAGTCCTGTGCCGAGTACTTGGACCAGACAGGCCCGGTAGACACTGGGTGGTTGACGATGTGATGCGCCAGCGCGACCAGGCGCCGCCGAGCCCGTCCCTTCTGACCCTTGATCACCTCGACGCGCGAGAGCTCGTCGAGGAACGTACTCGACAACCACCGATCCCAGAGCGTGCGGATCACGTCCTCCGGCTGCGCCGTCAGCGCACGGCGGCCCGCCGGCGTGAGCTCGAGCCGGGTGCCTGTCGCCCTGGCGAGCTTGCCGGCTTGGAGGAGCATCGGCCAGGCGAACGCGCGAATGGGATGCGTGTAGCACTCCTCGTCGTCTCCCGACTCCCCAGGAGGATAAAAGTCGCCCCCTTCGAGCGTGGCGCCGATCGCACGGAGAGCGGCGGCCGTTGGGCGGCCGGTCTTCTGCGACACGCGAAGGCGACCCGCGTCGACGAGCCGGAGCAGCGTGGCGACCTCGCGCCGTGCGCGTGCCTGCCCCTCGTGGACGCGCAGGAGGGACGCGTCCACGGTCTCGGGAACCTCGACG